TCATCCGATTGATGATAGGTAAACCCGAATCTCTCAGCGAACTTAGCGAGACAAGTTCTGTCCAACTGTTCTGGACAGATCACCACACCGTCCCCGTGAGGAATCACTTCGATTGCTGCTTGCACAAGACGCTTTAAGGCGTACATGTGAGCGAATGTCGAAGGGTTTAAGGAGGACATAAATTTTTTTACACGTCGTCGTTTATATCTTCCTCTGTTCCAATCGTTAGCCGCTCGTCTTGACTTGCAAATGGCTGCGCCAAGATTCCAGGTGTATTCACCCCAGTAAGTTAAATAGACAGAAATCCAGTACGGATCCTTTTTGATTCGAAGTGTTCGATGTTTGATCATGAGTTTGCACAAAAAAAGAGCGTCGAATGACGCCCCTCTGTCAGTGGCTTCGCTTCAGAAGTCTAACCCGAGACTCTTGGCTTGCTCCTCCGTCAGCTCCAGCGCCTTTTTTGGCTGCGGAGGTTCTGGCTTCTCCTCTGTGTTATCCAGATCAGAAGCGGACTTAAGAGCCTTAGCGACAGGAGCAGAACCCAGTGCCCGGTCATGTGAGGATGGACGCGTGGCGGCGAATTGCGCCTTGATCTCCTGATGGTCTGCGCCAAGTGGAAGCTCAACCAGATCCGATCCAGGAATGTGAGACTTGAGCGCCGACGTGATGAGGTTCGTCCCTTTGTTTGAAAGCCAAACATTAATGTCTTCGATTAGTTTTTGTTCTTCTTCAGTCTCGGCGGGCCGATCAGAAAATTCCAGTGCGTTGAAATTAATCTTTGCTCCGTCAGCTCCCGTCATGGGATCTCGCTCATTGAAGCTGCGAGTGACGAACTTTGTTGATGTAATAATTGACGCGCAGTTTATACGGTTGTTATAGAGAGTTTGGAAATAGCTAATGAAATTTTTCTGAGAGGACTTACCTCCAATCATCGAAGTACTTACGCAACGCGGAGGTAATAAACGATGCTTGGGACTAACACCGATGTAAGCGATGCGAAGAAACTCTTCGCAGTTACGAAGTCCTAGATTTCCGAAGTAAGGAACAAAGCCGAGAAGAACAAATTCGATAGGGATACCGTTATCGTTCTTATCAACGATTGCGTTCTCAGGGTCTACGTCTGATTTCCAGCGGCGAGCTTGAAGATCAATTCGTAGTGTATGCGGAGGAACGTTACAGAGAATCTCGTCTTCAGAAAATTGACCAGCGATAAAAACCATGGGAAAGTACCAAATCAGAGAGAGAAATCAATCGAACCGAGAGCAGCAGCGGCCACTTTTCCTTTTTCTGGATCAGCAGCCTTCTTAGGAGCGGTTTTAGTTGTTTTAGGCAGATAGAGAACTTTTTCTAAGTTGTAGTTCAGATAGCACTTTTCGTCCTTCTCGCTTGTGGAGACGCGCCCCACGGCGATTGTCGGAGTACCCGGCGCTAGTTCGGAGAGCTGTTTAGAAAGCTCACCCCAACCCGTCAATTTAAACCATGCTGTTTCGGCATTATCTGTCTGCCATGCAAGAGAACGGTTTGTGACAGTAGTGTCACTCAACTCGATTTCATCTGCCTTAGGACCTAAGCCACCCGTGGCAACAAACAGATTGATCGCTAAAAGATCGTCGAAGTTAGTTTCTTGCGAAACAACCAGCATGGGCTGCATTTGCAGCCATCCATCGGGAGTCGGACGCGTCGGTCCTACAGCTAAAACAGTGTCGTCTTTTTTTAAATCGTTAAGAAGTTTTCCGACGTAATGATCTTTGTTTTGAAGGAGCTGTACTTTGGTTGGTACTCGTTTGTCGTTAGATGGAAGTGATTCTGTTAGAACGTTTAAAGTTCCTTCATCTTCCTGAGCCGTTTCCGTTACTCGCAGACCGAGGATGAAAACATTCATGCTTTAGGTTCCTGTAAATGGTTGAACGGTGAACGTTGAGTGCTGAGGCAACCTGCGAAACGCTGGCGCCTTGGCTCAGATAGGCTACCGCCAAACCGCGATCCGCGCCAGAGATTTTCGAGTTTTTCTGAGGGACATAGCAGAAATGATAAGGATTTGTGCATTTAGTATTTTTGCAGGTTAGTTTAGTTACACAGTCATCCTTAGGAATATCTAAGTACTTTAAGATTATGTTTCGTACATACAGCCTTTTTTTAAATAGGTATAGGCACGGGGTTTCGTTTGTGTGCGAGCCGGTCCACTCATCGCACTGATCGTATTTGAAGTTATTAAAAGCTAGTTTTTTAAATAAACACGACAGTAGTGTTTTACTCTCATCGCCATAACTAACCTGAAACTTTTCTGCATCCAGAGCCCTACTTATATCCTCAGCCTGGGCGACAGCGTGGTTATTGTCGTTTGCGTAAATCGTTATTTTTTTCTCTGCTTTACCTTTCGTAATTGTGAGTATGTAAGATTCCTTCACTTACTTTTATTTTCTATAAAGAATCTCTTCAGTGTATGTCCACACTTAACCACACAGTTAAGAGTATTTGCCATCGTTATAGCGTCTTCATATGTCTTGAAAATTTGAGCTTTATCCCGATCAGAACCATATTTAACGACAGAGCCCTCTTTAAGCGTTTGATGTACAAAAGTCCCTGAGGGTGAAACGATCACCCAAATTTCCCTGTAATGTAGAGGCGTATGGCCAGCCACGTCGGCCTCAGTTAATAATTTTATCGTCTCGATTATTTTAGGCTTTATTTTTGTCTTTAAAGAACTTTGTCTTTCTTTAGAGCAGGAATTTATTTTTTTCTCTTTTTTCAGTTTCCTTGCGTAGTTAGCCGCACGTAAGGGAGACTCGAAGTTCTCCTCGGTTATAAATACGTTTTCGTCAACCAGGATCACCCCGTGGTAAGACGCGTTTAATTTGATTGCCTGAATCTCCTTCTCTTTATTTAACTTCAGTTGAACGAGGTTCATTTACACTGCGTAACATGCGGCAATTTTATGAGGTTCTTCGCGATCTGGCAATAAAAAAAAGCCCCGTTTTAAACGAGGCTTCCTTGTGTACTATTTACATTTATTTCTTTTTCGCCGTCGTCTTTGCTGGTTCCTTTTTAGCTGCCTGAGCTTTGGCCTTCGCTTTAGCTGCGGCTTCTGCCGCTGCTTTTGCTTTTGCCTTAGCTTCCTCGACAGCCCGTTGCTCTGCTTTAGTCCGTTCGGATCGCTCTTTATCCGCTTGAAGCCTCTCCAGTTGGAGTTTAGCTTTAGATGCTTCTAGGGCTTTATTGTCTGCTTTCGTGCGGTCCTCTTTGGGAACGGACTTTGTTTCTTTTACAGTTTCCTTAGCTTTTATGACCTGAGCTTTTGCTTTAGCATTCGTCGCTTTAGCAGGAGTTGTCTGTTTAGAGGAGGTTTGTTGTCCGCCGGAAGTTTGCAACCCTCCCCCCGTGGACATTTGACCCGCCAGTTGATTCGTAGCAGCCGTTGTCTTAGGAGTCGCACCTTTACCTGGGGCGTATGGTCCCGTCCCCGTGGGCACGTTACTGACGGAGGTCGTAGACCCGCCCATCTGGCTCTCAAGCTGAGTTGTATTTGCTCTCTGTGCAGGAGTGGACCTAACCCCAGCCGGGGTGGGAGCGGTAATACCTAATCCCAGAGTCTCCTTCGCCACCTTGCCGAAATTCACGTTGGGACCTAAGCCCTGCGCGTAGTCCTGCATTTGCTTATCCGTAACTCCCTGCGAGCGGAGATACTCAATATCTTTCATACCAAACCCTGCACCCCCTCGTGACTTTATGTCATAAGTGCCTAAGTCGAAGCCGCTTTTTGCTGGTTTGCTCGGCGCAGGTTTTTCTCGGGTTGGCCCAGGTTCAACAAAAGTTTGTCCTCCAATTCCACCGAATTTCGGTGTTTGGGGAGCGCCCACAGTGGTCGAGACGGGAGCAGTTTGCGTTTGCGCCGCTCCAGTAACTCCTTTTACACTTGCATCTACGTTTCCGATATTGCTGAACGAGGGAGACATCGTGCTAGAAATTGACACGTTGCCCATAGTTACCGAACCACTTACGGGTCGCATAAGTTCCGGGCCGCCGCGCCCTAGTCGACTGCCTCTTACGGTTTTACCTGCTCCAACAGCGCCGCCACCCTGAACACTGAAGCTTATAGGCGCACTCATTTGAGGCGCAAATGAACCTGCGTAACCGACTTCAGGAGCCACGGCTTGAGTCCCACCTGCCATGGTTGGGGTGGAAACGGCTGCCGTATCAGGAGTAAAAGTAGTCTCGGAAGTTTGTGTATTGGTATTTTTAACGTTTGCGAATCTACGAGCCACTAGATCGAAGGCGTACTTAATCTAAGTATACCTTCGATTTAGTTTTGAGATAGCTCAGTACGACTTACTTCCTTTTAGCTTTAGCCTTCTCTATCAGGTTGTCTACTTCTGCGCGTATACCTCCAATGTCCGTTGTTATGCCTCCTTTTTGCTCCAACGATTCTGCGGTTACACCATCAATGCTGGCTGCGATATTCCCGATATCTTTATAAGTTGGCGACATCTCACTGCTAATGCGGATGTTACCAACATCCCCACCTCCCCTGATTGTCTGACTAATAGGAGCTTTCATCTCAGGAGAGAATGAGCCGCCATAAGTAACGCTAGGAGACACAATTTGCGTTCCCCCAAGCATCGTGGGAGTAGATACAGTCGACGTTTCTGGTCTGTAGGTCGAGGTTATATTTGAAATTGTTTTATTCAGTAGTTCTGTAGCTCTTTCTGGTGTTTGTTCTCTATCGGATTTTAGTCCCTGTATTTTATCCCTGAGTTCTTGATTAGTTGCTTTTAATTCGTCAATTCGTTCCTCTTTTTTTGTAGGTGCCTGAGGGGTTTCTGGAGTTCTTACGGACCCCAAGCCTAGTGCAGACGCAGCTCTACCCCCGATTAATGCCGAATCCAGACCCTCGGCGTATTTTGTAATTTCTTTATCACTTAATCCCTTGGATCTCAGAAATTCTAAATCTCTGATACCGAATTTTTGTCCGCCCTTTGTCGCCGGATCATATGAGGCCAAATCGAATTCTTTTTTACCGCCCCCTCGCGGAGCAACCATCTCTGCCGCACGATCTTCGATAGTACGCCCAGTACCACCTTTGTAAGCTTTTCGAATTTCCTTATTCGAATAACCTGCATCCTTAAATTGTTCTACGTATTCGGGTCTTAAATTAGCGCCCGAAGACAAGCGATCAAGACCGAATATAGCCGCAGCTTGCGAACCGAGTGGTATCTCCTGCTTTTTAATCCATTTAGCTAATTGAGAATCACTAACACCTCTGGCCCTTAAGCTTTCTATTTCAGGTAAATTTAGTTCATCGCCATAGGCCCCTTTTTTAAGGAAGGTTTTTGCGCCACCCTTTGTCATGGCTCCGCCCCCATAACCTGCGGCGGCCATTTGGGCTCGCATCGGCATATCGCCCATTTTGGTTAGAAATACTCTTTACTCACTATAGCTTAACGTTATTTGTCCGCCCAGGATAAACCTATGCCTGCATCTGCTTCAGCAGGTACTGTCTTAAGGACAACTTCTGCCGCAGAGATCATCGCCTCTTCTAATATTCGTTTATAATCTTCTGCTAACTCCTCTTTAACTTCCAATACGATTTCGTCGTGTACACACGCAACCATACGGGCATCGTCATTTAAATGTTGGTTTAGTTTAGATATAGCTATTTTTAAGATGTCCGCACCTGAGCCTTGTATAAGTGTGTTAGCACTACACATCATAGTAGCGTCATCGTAGCTTAAAAGTCTGCGGCGCCCACAGGCAGTTCGTACGTAAGCCCATCCATCTGCTACAAGAGCCGCTCTCTCTTTATGCCATTCACGCAAGCGTGGATACGCAGCATGGAACGCTGTATGAGCGACCTTAGCTTCCGACAGGCTGATTAATTTTCCGCTTTGAGCTGCGTATGTTTTATATTTTCTATAACCCATGCCATACAGTAACGCAAAGTTAAGAGTTTTACCATCCTGCCTCTCATCTTTACTGACTTCATTCACATCTTTCTTATATATCAAACTCGCAGTCATCGTGTGAAGGTCAATTTTTTCTTTAAAAGCCTGCTTCATTTGAGGGATATTTACGAGTTCTGCACCTAGTCGCAGTTCGATCTGAGCCCAGTCACAAATAATTAATTTGAAGCCTGGAGTAGTTATGAAAGCACTTCGGAAGTCTTTCGAGCGAGGTACCTGCTGGATGTTTACACCAAAAACTGATTTGATTTTACTCGCAGCGACCTTGGGAGCTCCACTACTTGTAAATCTCCCAGAGTTTGCCCCATATTGATTGTAACCTGAGTGCATCCTGTGAGATATAGGGTTCACGTTTGCGAGTAATTTCTCTACGTGTTCCAGACGAGTTTCTGATTTGGCTCTGTCTCTATAAAGGTTTAGAGTCGTATCGTCGCTATCAAATTCAGCTAAGTCCACCTGATTGAGCGTGGGTTTTTCGGTTGTTTTCGAGAGTGGAACCGCTATCCCGCAGAGTTGGAAGGCCCGTATTACTTGTTGAGTTGATCCAGGATTAAATTCTTTCTTTGCATCTTTCCCAACAGCTATTTCTCCCGTTACTCGTTTAGGTAGTTTTTCGCCATCCGGCAGGCGAGCGTTTAGTTCCAGTACGAATTTATGAGTTTTTTCTTCAACTTCTTTTTCTACTTTAATTTTTAAGTCCTTTAATTTTTGAATGTCAACATTAAATCCTGTGCGACACATCATGGCCACAGGACGTATGCACTGACTTTCTAAAGAGTAAATCGATAGCAGGTTCTCTTCTTTTAGTTCTTCGAGCTGCTGTCGGGCGATAAGAGGTAGGACTAAAACGTCCTTAGCGGAGTACTTAATCTGTTCTTCGTTAAGTTCGTCTGCGCTCCAGTCAGACACTTGCTGCTCTTTATCTAGTTCGAGGCCCAGCCTTCTTTCAGCCACGGCTTTCAAACTGCAGGAAATATCTGCGAAGTAAGGCTTTTTCGTCTTTGGGGCTATCTTTCTTTCTTTGAAACCTGCTCTCAGTACCTTCTCGGCAATAAACGTACAGAAAACACGGTTTTTATAATCGCAGTTTATGGAGTAAAGAAACTGCAGATCGAAGTTTGCGTTGTGGATTACTAATGTTTCTCTCGATTCTATGTAGGTTTTAATTGGTTTCGATGAGATTTTAAACATATCGAACACATAAACGATTTTATCTTCTTCACTTTCTTGCTCAGCAGAGCACATTTGGACTAAGCGAAGCTTGGCCACCCAACTGTCTAAACCAGTTGTTTCTGTGTCCAACGCTATTTTTTTAGAGTCCTCCAGGTCAAGTAAAGCTTGTTTTGCTTCAACGTCTGATGTGATGTACTTAACTTTCATGAGGTTTTTTGGGAATAAAAGAGCCGCCTTTTCAGACGGCTCGGGAGGGCGTGTCTTTTCAGGAGCTAGTCTACGATGCTTGGCGCTGCCCGTGGAAGTTCATACGAATATAGTTATCGATATCCGCCCACGTCTCGTAGAGATCTTTACCTTTTTCTGTCGCTTTGAAGGAGTAGTACACACGCTGCATCTGCTCGGCATTCGGAGAGGTCTCGCGGTACGGAGAACCAGTAGAAAGCCTCCGCCGTGAGCGGACGAGACCCTCCTCAACGCAGTAAGCAAGCCCCTCCCGTAAACCTAAGTAGATCGGAGCCACGTGGAAGGTATGCCTGCGCTCAACCCCGTCACGGAGGAGGAGCGGCACCAAGGCACCTTCTTTAAACTCGAATCCTTTGAAGAACTTAGAGTTCTTTGCAACCGTAGGGTCGTTCCACATAAGGTTCGCAAAGAAGATCGCAGTTTCTCTCAGAGTCGACTCCTCCTTTGTTGACAACATCCTCATAATCATCGCAGCTCCTATCATCGGGTAGGAGGAGGACATGTTTATATCACTAATAATATCTTCTACGCTTTTTGTTTCATCTTTATATGGAATGATGTTTACTATTGTGTTTTTATTTTCTTTCTTCTTTGGAGCTTTATCCTTTGAAACGGATATCTTAAAAGCGAGAGAAGCAAGCTCTTGATTCTGGGTTTTTACAGCGAGATCAAAGAGTTTGCTACTGTTGAGTTCATCGACATTTACATAATCAGTAATGTCGATGTTGAGGGGTTTTTTGATCTTTGAGCTGGTCTGGATCAAAGCTTCCGCCTCTGCGTACAAGAGGGGTGAACCATGCAAAGAGAATTGAATGTCCATGTCAAAGGAAGGTCGGACTATGCAATGGTATCGAATAGACCCTGAAGAGCAGCCCCAATAATATTTATTTAATATTTGGGTTCGAGCGAGGCTTCCCTGAATACGGCTTCGATGTTCTCGCTCCACTGCTTGATCTCGCAGGCTATGTCCAAGCTGAGGTCGCAAAAATCTTGTGCGTCCAATCGAATGTCCTTAGACAACATTCTTAAATCCTCTACGCCAAAATTTAAGTCTGTGTAAGTAGATATCGGTAAGGTTACGTCGTAAACAGCCCCCGTGGGGGAAGGAACCCCTTCAGTGTTTATATCTAATTGGGGCTTTAGCAGATTGAATGTCCCTAAGTTCTTTCTGTACTCAATTAGGCATCCATTGAAACGTTTGCAGCAAACAAACTCTTTCGGTTCATCTATATAATCTATCGCTATCTTTATGCAGGAGTGAACCCAATTATATAAAATCTCCAAAGAGTTTTCAGTTAACTCATACTTTTGTAGGACATCCAGAATCGTCGCACTGCAGTCATCTTTTGACATCAGAATTCTTGCAGCGCTTTCCAAACCATCTTCCCATCTATCCTTCCTACACAGATGAATAATTTATCCTCTGTTGTATTCCACCACAGTGCCCCGAGTCGAGCTTTATGAGGGAGATCAGGACCATCGTCAACCTTCTGATCATTACCTACGTAACGATCATGTACGGAGCGGATAACGTCTGCTGGGGAGTCAGGAGCCATCGTAGGATCACCAATTTCAGTTTAAACATTTCTGAATAACATCAATGGTTTTATCTGCGTCGTTAATGTCTACACTGTAAACATCATCGCTGAAGGATCTGCACACGGGAGGTACTGTTGTATTTATACACACAGTGCTCCATTGAACTCCTTTGTTCTTTTTAAG